GTGTCAAGCTCCGATTAGCTCCGCAGGCAACCTACTTGTACCAAGCACCTGATCCGGGTATCCTTGCACCACTTACAGAAACTGATGGAATAATATTTCCCTATACTCCGAGTATAGACATACAGTACAGAGCAGAATACCAGGCATATTCTCCTACACATTCAAATTATCAACACTTTTTCTACCAAGGATCGAGCGTAGCAACTGTGCAACTTAATGCTGAATTTACTGCTCAGGATACAGTTGAAGCAGAGTACCTACTTGCAGTTATACACTTCTTAAAAAGTGCAAGCAAGATGTTCTACGGACAAGATGCTCAAAGAGGATCACCACCTCCGTTGTTATACCTCACAGGATTAGGTGAATACCAGTTTAACGAATCACCATGTGTGATAAGTGAATTTAATTACAACCTTCCTCCTGATGTAAACTACATACGTGCAAGAAGCAAACAGATACAACGTGATGGACAGTTGCAATATCAAAAGCCATTAGCAACCAGTGTAACAAACGGAAATTTTTCAAGTTTATCAAGGCTACAAACTGCCACTACTAATGCAATAAACGGTAAAAGTGATCCTATACAAGCAGGTGCTGAACCAACCAAACTAGCACCAGGAAAGCTAGGCACAAAAGGAGCAACCTACGTTCCAACAAAAACAACAATAAGTCTAGTGCTCAACCCAATTGTAAGCAGACAACAGGTAAGCGAACAGTTTAGCCTTAGAGAGTATGCAAACGGAAACCTAATTAAGAAGGGAATGTGGTAATGGCAACTTCATATTCAAATACCAGCCCGTATTTTGATACACCAGTTATAAACAATCAATATCTTGGATTGATGATTGAACGAGATATACCAAAGTTGGTAGATGACTTGTCAATGACCATCAATGAAACATATAACCTACGTCCTGATCTCTTGGCTTTTGACCTATACGAAGATTCAAACCTTTGGTGGGTATTTGCCATGCGTAACCCAAATCAATTGCCAGATCCTCTGTTTGATTTTGTTACTGGAACTACAATCTATCTGCCACAGAAGTCAACGTTACAAACAGTATTAGGTATCTAATATGACAACCTCTGCACAACTGGGTGTTGCAAGACAGTCAGTGCAATTAAGAATAAATGAAACCAAACCAAAGGTGCGTAACCTTGAAAACCTAGCATCAGGAGGTGCTTCATGGAATCAAATTGACAATAGTTGGGGTAAAGTAAACAGTGAACTCAACAGTCAATTATCTGAACTTGATAATTTGCAAAAACAAAATGCCGGATTAAATGGAGATCCAGGACAGACTAGAGTTACTACACTTATTACTAAAAACAAAGTTGAAGTAACAACTATGCAGACCACCATGAATGGTGTGCAAACAGAGGCTTTCTCAAACACAAAAAAGACATCAGTTAGAGAGAACATTACCAAAGACAGTAGTGGTACAATTGTAAGTAACGAGCAAACTTATACTAGAGAAACTGCAAGATACACTACACCGTCAATAGATGATAGTGAAATTATTAAACAAACTGAAGGCGAAGCAACCAAACTTGCTCCAGTTCTTGATAGTTTAAACAAACCAACAAATGCAAGAACGACTGCACTTTCAGGTGGTAGTAATCAAGAACTAGGCGATCTCAAAGGATCAGGATCGACAGCCACAGTTGGAGGCGGCTCTGCTGTAAAAAAAGTTGGACAAACACAAACAACAGCAGTAAGCTCGTCGACAGGCAGTGCAGTTACACCACTAAGTGGTGATAACAACAACAGTGGTGGTAGCAACAATGTACAGGTAGCACCCGGAGATGATGCACTATCAACGAATAGAAACAGTGTTGGAAATGCTATCAATGCAGATGGAGTTGAAGGTAGAACTTCTGTGGCTGCCGAATTTCTAAAGCCTATTAAAGCATCACCAAATCCACTATTAGGACTTGCAAGTCAAACCTATTCTTTTTCAATTTACATGATGAACAGAACCGAGTATGTGCAGTTTTTAGGAACAGATAAAAAAACTTTGCCAACTAGACAACTGATCTTGCAATCAGGAGGAGCAAAACCAGAAGAACGTAACAAATATTTTGATTTGGATTTTTATATAGAAAACGTTGAGTTTCAAACTGTAATAAACAGTCAAGGATCAGGATCACCGCACAATGTTACAAATTTAACTTTTGATATAATGGAACCGCAAGGAATTACATTTTTAGAAAGATTAAAAAAGGCTACTACAGATCACGTACAAGACAAAAATGTAAACATCAATGCACAAACTTACCTTATGGTATTACGGTTCTATGGATACGATGAATTTGGTAACTTGGTAACCAAAAGAGATGCATCAGATGGCGAGTTAGAAACCACAAGTGATCCTGAAGCATTGGTAGAAAAATTCATACCATTTCAGTTTAACGATATTAAATATAAAGTAAACAACAAAGCAGTTGTTTATAGTTGTAGTTGTGCAACTCCGCAGAATCAAATTGGATATTCAACCATGCGTGGAAGTATTCCGTTTAACTTCCAACTTAGTGCATCAAGTGTAAAGAAGTTGTTGAATGGTAACAGTGAATTACAACCTCTTGTGCCGCTTGTAACTAGAACCTCAGTCAAAAAACCAAGTTTCACAGAATTTGGTGATGCAACAACTATTAATGTACAAGAAGATGTTACAACCAGTGTTGCACAACAACGTGCTGGAAAAGTTGGACTTGCTGATCGAACTGTTACATCTGGATTGTGTGATGCACTCAACGAGCATCAAAAGCAGGTAGCAAAAAAGAACGGCAGTATTCCAGATGAATATATTATTGAAATCGAAGATGTACCTGGATTGATTGATGCAAAGATGAAAAAGCAAGGTAAGACGAAAAAAGAATCCACACCGATGCAGATGTCTTCTAGCCCCAATGATCAAAAAAATATGGAAAAACAGGCATTAGATAAGGCAACCAAAGAATATAGTATAAGTGCTGGTACACAGATTGTGCAACTTATTGATCAGGTAATGAAAAATTCAACCTATATCACTGCTCAACAAACTATTGCATTTGATGAAATAACAAACAAGGAGATAAGAAATCCTCCTGTACAAACAGTGATGTGGTATAAAATTACGCAGGCTGCTAGTCCAATTGCTTATGATCCTATCAGGCAAGATTATGCGTACCAAATTATATATAGAATATCACGGTATCAAATTAACACACCACGTAGTCCTTACTTTCCTCCAGCGATGTACAGAGGCGCTCATAAGATTTATAACTATTGGTTCACTGGATTGAACACGGAAGTAATAGATTTTGATATCGAAGTGAAATCAAACTATGTTACCATATTTGGAAAGGATGGGTTGATAGCAGACGAAGAAGTAGCTGTTGGTGGAGATGCACGATATGCTGAAAAAAGATTTTTTCAAAGTGTTGCTGATTCAAGCACACAAGGTGCTTCAGGAGATGCTGGGCGACCAGCGGCACAGTTAGCGGCTCGATTGTACTCTCCGGCTGATGTTGCAAAAGCAGATTTAACGATTGTTGGCGATCCTGATTTTATAACACAAAGTGAATTATTTTACAGTGCGAGTAATCTTGCCGCATTTGAACCTGATGGAAGTGTAAATTCAACTTCTGGGGAAGTATTGTTTGAATTACGATTCAACAGAGTAGTTGATTACAATATGGCCACTGGTGAAACACCAGTAAATGCAAACAATATGGATAGTAAAATTTTAGGCGAGCTAAACCTTGCCGCAGAAAGTCAAGTTTATGCCGCAGTGACAGTCATCAACAAATTTGCAAGTGGAAAATTTACCCAAGAATTGGCAGGCGTTGCTAGACAATTTGATAATGCAGTCAATAGTCCAAAACAAAAACAGATTGAAAAGAACGTTGTTGAAGAAGAAGATTTTAGTGATCTAGATGGCGCATTGAACGACGGAGTAGGTGCAGTCAGACCCAGTAAGAAGGTTATTCCTCCTGGAGCTCGTAGTAGTAGACAATTTCAGCCAAATGCTGGATCAGATCCAAGAGCAGGAAACTTTAAAACTGCTGAGACTATCAACGGATCTAAAACAAACACTCAAAAGAAAGAGCCCTACAGCAGTGCAACAGTAAATAATGCAACCACAGGGCGTATTGCAAAGTTACCTACTCCACCGGTGCAAGATATGGATGATGATATACCAGAAGGTAATACACCAACAGCTACTTCATCAACACCATTGGTGCAACCAAAACCTGGAAGTAACACAGTGAGTGACGACGCAGGTAGTCAACCTACTGTACGCAGAGAAAGTTTATTTGCAAAGAGAGCCCGACTACGAAGAGAGGCGAGAAAAGCTCGAGCAGATCGTATATCGAGTAGCAATGGTGGTGGATCTGGAGGCACAGTGATTTCAGGCGGTGGTGGGTCTGGATCATCATCTTTTCGATAGGAATATAAATGGCAGAGAATTATCAAAGAAGTAAAGGAACTCCAGGAGCATATAAAACTAGTGCCGGCGGAACCCCAGCTGAATCAGGACCATTTATTGGTGAAGTAACCAATAATATTGATCCAACTAGAGCTGGCAGGTTACAAGTATACCTTGAGTATATCTCTGGAGACGACAAAAACAACAAAGATTTATGGCGTACAGTAAGTTATATTTCACCCTACTACGGATACACACAACAGAGTGCTCAACAACCAACCGGGCCAGGAAGTTTTACTGGCAACAATCATTCATATGGATTCTTCGGCACACCACCTGATCTTGGAACAAAAGTACTTTGCTTCTTTGCCGACGGTGATCCAAACAAAGGCTACTATGTAGGTATGCCAATTTCACCTGGTCTAAACCATATGGTTCCGGCAATTGGTTCAAGTAAAAAGTATGTTGACGATAGTGGGTCACCGCTATTTGCAAACAAAGCAAAGTTGCCTGTGGTTGAAATAAACAATGCCAATGATGCAGTAGCAGAAAATCCAAGATTCTTTGATGAAACAAAGCCAGTACACAGTGTATTGGCAGGGCAAATGCTGAGCCAGGGTGTTATAGCAGATCCTCTTATTGGGCCAATAAGTTCAAACAGTCAAAGAGAATCTCCTAGTACTGTGTTTGGAATTAGCACTGCTGGTAGACCGGTATACCAAGGCGGCTTAACAGATGCACAGATTGCGGCAAAGGTAGCAAGCAGTACATTACAGGCAAATGAAACAACAGTAATTGCACGTAAAGGTGGCCACAGTATTGTAATGGACGATGGTGATCTGGCAGGTGAAGATAATCTAACAAGAATAAGAACAAGTACCGGTCATCAAATAATGATGAACGATACTGAAGGCAAACAGACAATTCATATCATGCATGCAAATGGGCAGACTTGGGTAGAACTAGGAAACGAAGGAACAATTGATGTTTATGCGTCAAACAGTTTGAATATTAGAAGTGCTGGTGAACTTAACATGCATGCCGACCGTAATATCAATATAGCCAGCGAACTTGGCAGTGTAAATATTTTTGCTAAACGTGCTATGAGTTTGGAAACTGGTAGTTTAAGTCTCACAGGTACAAACAGTATATTGGCGTATAGCAAAAGCTCAGTGGGAATAAAAAGCGACGGTGCACTAAATTTAAACAGTAGAACTGGCGGATGGGGTGCAGGTACTGGACTTACTCTTGAAGCTGGATGTATAAAGTTAAACAGTGGATCCGCATCGCCTGTGTCAAAAACAGTTGATATTCCAAAACTACGACTACCTGATACAAAATTTGAACCACAACAAGGGTGGATTGCGGCACCAGGTGCAATTGAAACTATCGTTACAAGAGCACCAACACATGAACCTTATGCAAACAGAGGTACTGGCGTAAACACTAGCACCAGTTTAGAATCACCAGCAGAACAAGTACCACTTGATCCAAAAACACAAGAAGCAGTTACCAAAGCAGAATCAACAGAAATTGATACTGTAACTGAATCTGACTACGAAACACAAGCACAGGCAACTACAAACGTTGGCAAGATACCACCTGAAAAAGTTACAAGTATGGTGGCACAATCAAGTAAACTTGTAGCACAAGGCTCTAATGAAATCTCAAATTCGTTTGGTGTTGGAAAGTTTGGATTTAGTGCAACAGAATTAGAAAAAGGCGGTCTACTTAAACCAGGTACTGCTGAGTTCTTTTTAAAGGACGCAACGGCGGATCTGAACACTGTTCTAAGTAGTGCAAGTGTGTGGACTGGTTCTCAAGGAATCAATGGAGTAAGTGATTTCCTAAACAATGAAACTCTACAGGATTTAACCAAAACTGATCTGTTTAACAAGGGCTTAGGTGAACTGCAAAATGCAGGAATAGTAACTGGACTCGAAGACGAAGCATCTCTTGGTGGACTTATAAGTGGAGCAAGCAAATTTGGTGTAGATGCAGTGAAAAAATGGCAGGACGGAGCCGCAACACTTGGCGAAACATTCGCTGGAGCAAACAGTTCTCCTATAACCAGTAATCAAATGAGTGAGTTAGTAAGAGGCGGACAGTATTCTATACAACTAGCACAACAAAAACTTAGCAATGAGATACAAGGGTTTTCCACTGGTGGCGGAGGAGTGGTTGGCACAACGGTTCGCACATCAATTGATACTGCATTAGAGACAGTCGTTACAAGCAAAAAAGTTAATGGTGTAATAAGCACCTAATTTAGGAAACTAAATACAGTATGGCCACGTTTATCGGATATAGTACTATTGACAAGTACAAGAATTATACAGTCACTGATTTTAATTTAATCAAGCGTGATTTGTTAAATGCATTGACCATACGTCAAGGTGAAATGCCCGGGCGTCCTAATGTTGGCACAACAATGTTTACACTTATGTTTGAACCACAAGGCGAGCCAACAAACAAAGCAATTATCAAAGAAATACAACGTGTGATTGCACAAGACCCACGAATACAATTGTCAGATATAAATGTGTTTCCACAAGAAAACGGAATCTTGATCGAACTTGAGGTTGATACAGTTAGTGGGCAACAAGGTGAACTTTTAAACATATTCTTTAACAATCAAACAATGCGAGCCTCCTTCTCAGACGTGTAGTATAAACTACCCAGTTTATTTTGTTCATAAATACAAGGTAAGGATAGATACACATGGCTAAAACTACAAGACAAACCAGTATATTTGGTGTTGAAGATTGGAAGAGAATCTACCAAACTTATCGTGAAGCAGACTTTCAGAGTTACGACTTTGAAACATTACGTAAGAGCTTTATAGACTACATTCGTCTGTATTACCCAGAAAGTTTCAATGACTACATAGAATCAAGTGAATTCGTTGCTTTACTAGATGTTATGGCGTTCATGGGACAAGCAGGTAGTTTTAGAAATGATTTAAACACCAGAGAGAACTTTATTGATACTGCTGAACGACGAGACAGCGTAGTACGTCTTGCTGAACTTGTAAGTTACACTCCAAAGCGTAATACTGCAGCAGAAGGTTTTATCAAAGTACAAAGTATCAGTACCACAGAAGGCGTAATCGACTTTACTGGTGTTAACCTATCTAATATTACAGTAAACTGGAACGACACAACAAATGCAAACTGGCTAGAACAGTTTACAGTAATTGTTAATGCCGCACTTAGTGGAAGCCAAAGATTTGGACGACCTGGTAATTCGCAAACATTACTTGGTGTACAAACAGACGAATACACATTAAACTTAATACAAGGATTCTTACCTGTAATACCTTTCTCTCAAGTAGTAAATGGTACTAACATGGTATTTGAAGCAGTAAGTGCAACAAGTTTAGATGAAACATACTTGTATGAACCAGCACCAGCACCAAACGGAGCACTGAATATACTCTACCGAAATGACAAACAAGGTTATGCCAGTGCAAACACTGGTTATTTCTTTTACTTCAAACAAGGTAGTTTACAAGATCAACAGTTTAATCTTGGTGAAAGAATAAGCAACAGAGTTGTTAATGTCAACATCGAAGGAATCAACAATGAAGATACATGGTTGTACCAATTAAACGCACAAAATATAATTGAGAACCAATGGGAAAAGGTTGAAAACATCTATGCAGGTGCAACTGAAGAGCTTACTCCGGATCAACGTAGATATTTTACTATCACTTCGAGAACAAATGACCAAATTGATCTTAACTTTGGTGACGGAGTGTTTAGCAGTATACCTGTAGGAACTTTTCGAACTTATGTACGCTCTTCAAACGGTTTAAATTACATTATCAATCCTGACGAAATGCAAAATGTAACTCTTAGTATAGGTTACGTGTCAAAAACAGGCAGAAATGAAACACTAACTTTTACTTGTGCGTTGTCGCAACCAGTAAGCAATGCGGCTAGTAGAGAAAATATAAATGACATCAAGCAAAGAGCTCCTGCAAGATATTATACACAAAATAGAATGGTTAATGGTGAGGACTACAATAATTTTCCATATACTCTTTATTCAACTATAATCAAGTCCAAGGCAGTTAACCGTAGCTCTATTGGTACTAGTAGGTACTTGGATCTAGTCGATATCACTGGAAAATACTCAAGTACAAACGTTTTTGCATCTGATGGAATGTTGTATGAAAACACCGAAGTACCAAGTTTTACATTTACTTTTGTAGATCAAAACGACATAACAGATGTTATTATAAATGAAGTCGAGCCTGTGCTTTCTAGTAGGGGAATGCAGGAGTTTTATTACGAAAACTTTCTTAGACCAAGTTTAACTACACTTAATTTAGAATGGTCCCAAAGTACGACTGCAAACAACGAAACAACAGGTTTTTTTAAATTTGTTGCAAGTGGTGCACCAGCACCAGTTGGTCCACAAGCAAGTGATAATAAAAAGTATATTGCAAAAGGTGGATTAATTAAATTTGTTCCACCTGCTGGGTTTGTTTTTAATAATTTGAACAGACTAAAAGTTGGGTCAGCAACATTACCTGGTGATAAGACTGAACTGTGGGCAACTGTTACTGCATTAGAACTTGATGGCACAAATTTTGGTGTTGGTAACAATGCAGACGGCACAGGACCAGTTACATTAAATAATTTTATACCATCACTGGCAGTGCCAACACAGGTGATTGTAAATTTTGTTACAGATTTGCCAACTGCTATTGAAACTACCATGAGAGAAAATATTGAACTTTTCAGAAACTTTGGACTTGGGTACGATAACCTAAACCAAGTTTGGTATGTAATCACTGCGAGTAACCTTGATAGTAGTGTTACTTTTAGTTTAATAAATGCACAGAATACAAGCGGAACAGGTTTAGATAATAGTTGGTTAGTTGATTTTCAAACTGACGGTGTTACATATACTGTCAGTTCAAGGAGTTTAGATAGATACTGGGCAAGTGTATTAGAAACGCGATTCTTTTATGATGGAACACAGAAAGTCTATGATCCAAAAACTGGAAAAGTTATTAACGATTTTATCAATGTACTAAAGACAAACAACGCTCCGGATGTAAGTACACCACTGAATAGCGATGAGATATTGGATATAGTTGGACAACCAGTTGAATCAGATGGTTTTATTGACGACTTTAGAATAAGGATTTCATACAAAGATTCAGACAACGATGGAGTTCCAGATAATCCAGATTACTTTGAAACATTGGTTGCACCGGATACGAATCCAAATAGCAAAAGAATCTATCTACAACAGACAATTGATTTTGACAATCTTGAAAGATACACTCCACTAGCCAGCGGTATTATAAACGGCACATTACCCACAAAAGATGCTATTGAATTGGTTAAAAGCGAATACAATGACGCACAGGTTTTTTATGCATACACTGATAAAAAGTTTTACAAGCTAAACGTTGCGTACGATGGTGTGAGGACAATTGCTGAAGTATCAGGATATCAAACCTTTGTAGGTCGTCAAGACTTGAACTTTCAATACAGACATAATGCTCCACTGAGCAGACGCATTGACCCAGGAACAACCAATATAATTGACATTTATCTACTCACTCAATCTTATTATACTGCATATCAAAATTATATTAGAGACACTACAGGTGCAGTGAAAGAACCTGCTCGTCCAACAATTGAGGAACTTACAACTTCTTATAGTACGCTCAATCAGTATAAAATGATCAGTGATAATATGATTTTGAACAGTCTGACATTTAAACCTTTATTTGGTACAAAGGCCGCAACTGAATTGAGAGCAACTATCAAGTGTGTGAAAAATGCAACAAGCACAGTTAGTACAAGTGAAATAAAGAGTCAAGTAATTAATGCTATAAACACATACTTTACAATTGACAATTGGGACTTTGGTGATACATTTTTCTTTAGTGAATTAAGTTCATATTTGCATGATCAACTTGGAAGTATTATAAGCACTGTTGTACTTGTGCCAACAAATCCTCTTAAATCATTTGGTGATTTGTACGAAATACGTTCTCAAGCAAATGAAATATTCGCTAACGCGGCAACTGTAAACGACGTTGAAGTAATAGATGCGTTGACCAGCAGCCAACTTAGAACTGCACCAAATAGTGGAGTAGTTTAAACTATGGCCAACAAAATACGCTCAGAAGATTTCTTACCAGAAATATTTCAAACACCAGCTAACAAGCAACTTCTAAGAAGTACACTTGATCAACTTACACAAAACCCAAAACTAAAACCCACTGAAGGTTATATTGGGCGTAAGATTGGTCCAGGAGTGGCTGCAAGTGACAACTATGTACTTGAGCCAACACAAACAAGAACAGATTATCAACTTGAGCCAGGAGTTGTACAACTTAAAACAGATACTAGTGTAGTCGAAAATGCAATGACATACCCTGGCATTATTGACAGTTTGCAAATGCAAAATGCAAATGTAACACGTGATGATAGACTTTTTGAAAGTGAACATTATAGTTTTGATCCAATGATCGACTTTGATAAGTTTGTTAATTTTGGTCAGTACTATTGGGTACCAGCAGGACCAAACAGTGTTGATGTGTTTTCCAATGGTGTGCCATCAACCGATACTTTTGATGTTACTTACAATAATGGTTATAATTTTTCAGGAGAAGCAGGAAGCCTCCCAACACTAACGTTGGTACGTGAAGGAAATTACGTATTTGATGTAAACACCGGCGGTAGAAATTTTTGGATACAAAGTGTCCCAGGTACTAGCGGAGTGTTACCACAACAGGCAAATCAAAGTTCAAGAGAAGTGCTTGGTGTCAGCAACAACGGTGACGATGTTGGCAACGTTGTGTTTAATGTTCCTGCAAAAACTGCACAGAACTTTTTCTTTACCCTTGCTGATATTGGTGCCACTGACTTGGTTGAAGATACACTGAAGTTTAGCGATATAAACAACCAATTTGTTGATGTATTCTTAGCGGCAAATGGTGGAATAGATGGCATTACAGATTTACAAAATAGAACACTTCTAATAACCACTGATACAGATTTAGGTTGGGAAAATTTTACACCTTTTGATGACACACTCTTTGATCAAGACGATCCAGGAATACCTAACGCAGCATTTGACAACAGCGTTGCAATTGCAACAAATCCAGAGCGTTATGTACAATGGAGAATTAACTTCAACTATGCCAATCCACTTCGTCCATTTATCGAACTTACAAAAGTTCAAGATATTGCAAACCTAAGCAAAACACAGATACAATATGGTACTGAATATGCTAATGCAACTATGTACAAAGATGCAGAAGGTGACTTTCAACGTCAGCCTCTTATCACTGCTAACCTTGATATACTTTATTATCAAGATGCCAGTGACGAACTAAACTTTGGTGTAATAAGAGTTGTTGATGAAGCTAACAGTGAAGATTTAAATGTCAATGATATTATTGGACAAACAAACTATACATCACCAAACGGTGTGGTGTTTTCAAACGGATTAAAGATAAATTTTATTGGGTCTGTTGTTCCAGCAAGTTATGCAAACATAGAATATTATGTAGAAGGAGTGGGTACTGCAATAGAGTTATTGCCTGTAACTAATTTTGTTACACCAGAAACATATACAAAGTCAGAGACTGTGCCTTTTGATAGTACTTCTTTTGACGATGGTGGATTCGATGCAACTTCAGATGCTCCAACAGTACAAGACTATATGCTTATGAATAGAGCCTGCATTGATCTAAATGCATGGTGTCGAGGGAACAGATGGTTCCATGTTGATGTTTTAACTGCGAGTGCAATTTACAATAATACTGTTTTAACATTTGATAACGATGCAAGAGCAAAACGCCCGATACTTGAGTTTAAAAAGAATCTTAAACTTTTCAATTATGGAACACTTTCGACTACTCCAGTTGATATAATTGACTTTGCAGAAACTGATGCATTTTCAAATATAAACGGCACTGCTGGTTATGCAGTTGATGGTTATAGTTTTATAGACGGTTCAAGAGTAATATTTAATGCTGATCTTGATCCAGAAGTAAGAAACAAAATTTACACTGTAAAGTTTGTTAATCTTGGCGCAGGTGATGTTATTGATTTACAACCAGCAAGTTTAACTGTACCTGATGTAGTAACCAACACTGTTGTTGTTATATTGTCTGGACAACTGCAACAAGGTAAGGCGTATTGGTACAATGGCACAACTTGGGTTTCAGCTCAGCAAAAAACAGATACAAATCAAGCACCGTTATTTGATATTTTTGATGCAAGTGGTTATAGTCTAAGCGACAGTACAGTATACCCGTCTAGTACATTTAGTGGAACAAAAATATTCAGTTATGCTATTGGATCTGGAGTTACAGATAGTATTATCGAACAACCTTTAAAGTACCTTACTATTGCTAATGTTGGTGATATTGTATTTGATAACAATTTGTACCTTGATAAATTTGTATATGTAAGTGGTACAGTTAGTAAGACAGAAAACATTGACAAAGGCTTTGTGAGGCAGTATAATACTATCAGTACATTTGACAAACTAATTGGATGGCAGACAAGTTTTACAACATCTGTTCAACGACAAAGTTTTAGTTTTGATTTTACAGGTGATCCGTTAGTTCTTGATATCGAAGTAATAAGCAACACTAGTCTTGTTCCTGTGAAAGTCTTTGTTGAAGGACAATTTGTTCTTCCAAGCACATACACTTACGCAACCAATAGTGCTGGTGTAACAGAAATTACTTTTAATGCAAACGTTGTTGGACAACCACAAACTTTTCCTGCAACTGGAACAGTAATCGAAGCACAGGTAATCAGTAATAGTGCAAGTAGTATAGGTTTTTATACTATACCTGATAACTTGGAATCAAACGCTATGAACGAAAATAGTGAGAGTTTTACGCTTGGTACTATTAGAACACACTATGAAAGTATTTGCCAGAATCTTTCTGATTTCGCAGGTAAAATACACGGTGCAAACAACATACATGATTTGGGCAATATTGTTCCTTATGGCGAACTCATACTTCAACAGAGTGCGCCGCTTACACTTACTACTCCTTTTATAAACGAAAGGCAGTTTGACTACTTTCGTGCTTTAACATATAATTCAAACGAGTATAACAAAACAAAAAATAAAATTTTAGACTATGTGGCATCCAATGACTGGGAGAATAAAACATCTGCTCAGATACTCGATGACACTTTACTTGCAATTAACGCAGGCAAAACTGCCCTTACTCCGTTTTATTGGACAGATGCTATTCCAAGTGGAAATGTTTTTGAAACAACTTCTTATACAGTTAGTCCAATTACATCATACACATTTGATACTCTCTACAGTTATGATTTTACAAGTGCCAACTATAAAGGATTACTGGTATACATAACACCAAAAGCAACAGGCGTACAAACACAACTTGTTGCTGATGGGCACGACTATACGGTTGCAACTGATGGTCCAAGAATTATTATTAACAGTGAAGCCGTTACTTTGGTTAATGGCGATATTATTGCAATAAGAGAATACCAAGACACGTATGGCAGTTATGTGCCGGCAACTCCAACTATGCTTGGTTTATATCAAGTTTATAAGCCACAGATGTTTCTTGATAATACCTATGTAACTCCAACAAATGTAATACAAGGACACGACGGCAGTTTAACTATTGCATTTGAAGCAGGAGACTATAGAAATAACGTACTGTTAGAATTTGAAAAAAGATGTTTTAACAATATTAAATTATCTATAGACGAAAAATACAATCCGCCTTTACAGGCCGTAGATGTTATTCCAGGGCAGTTTAGAACTACCGATTACACATTAACTGAAGTTAATAATATTCTTAATACAAGTTTTCTTGCATGGGTTGGAGAACAAAGGGTACCTTACAAGGATCAAACCTATGATGCTGATAATGGTTTTACTTGGAACTATAGTCAAAGTGCAAATAGACTAAGTGGACAACCATTGTTGGGTTTTTGGAGAGGAATTTATTTCCAACTTTACGATACAGATGCTCCTGATACACGTCCATGGGAAATGGTTGGACTAAGCATAAAGCCAACATGGTGGAATATAACATACGGACCTGCACCCTATACAAGTGGTAACACAGTATTATGGCAAGACATGGCAGATGGTAAGATTGCTTACCCAACTGGTGATGTAATTAAAACACAATATATACGTCCGCAACTTTTAGATTGTTTGCCAACTGATTCGCAAGGTAATCTAGTTGATCCAATGATCAGCATTGTTGGAAGTTACGATATTAATAGTTTTAAGAAGTCATGGGTAGCTGGCGATGATGCTCCAACACAGACTGCTTGGAGACGAAGTAGTTATTATCCTTTTGCAATACAAAGATTACTAGCACTTACCAAACCAGCAAAATATTTTAGTTGGTTTGCAGACCGGGATTTATGGAAATACGATACCGCTATTCAGCAACGCTTGTATAACAAAAGATTTAGAATTAATGCCACAGAGATACAGGTATACGGGGACGGAACACCTAAGCATAGTTATATAAATTTTATTGTAGATTACAATAGAATATCAGGTTTAGATAGTACAACGTTGCTTACAAACAGGCTAGCAAATCTTGACATACGTTTGTGCTACAGAATGGCTGCGTTTAGTGATCAAGGATATTTAAAAATATTTTCTGAAAAGTCATCACCAAACAGTTTAAATAGCAGTCTTCTGTTACCTGATGAGAGCTTTCAACTTTCGTTATACAAAAACCCAAGTTTCAATGAAATACAGTATTCAGCAGTAATAGTACAGAGAACAGTTACCGGTTGGAGTGTCGCAGGTTATTCAACTGCAAAACCGTATTTTAACATCTCAAAAAGTACCGCTGCGGGAACGTTCGCAACTTTTACGGTCAATGGGTTTACTGCTAGGGTGCCACAAACATTTAGTAATGATGTAGTTCAAGTACCTTATGGTTACGAGTTTACAAGTCAAGCGGCAGTGGTTGACTTTTTGGTAAGTTACGGACAATTATTAGAAAAACAAGGTTTGACTTTTGATAGTACAGAGAATGATTTAATAATTAACTGGACACAGATGGCTCAAGAGTTTATATACTGGGCAGGGCAGTCTTGGACTGTTGGTAGTGTGATTAATCTAAATCCAGCTGCAAATGTTTTGAAACTTAGTCAACCTTTTAGTGTTGTTGAAAGTTTAGTGAATGAAAACATAAACGATATCTTGCTAAATCAAAACTTCCAGCCAGTTTTTGGTGAAGATTATGCAGTTGAAAGATTAGATAATGAACTTAAACTTATTGGACTTAACAACAATGCTTTCAGTTATCTTCTTGCTAGGTTTACTTCTTATGAACACATAATTGTTTTTGATAACACTAGTATCTTTAATGACCTAATGTACAATCCAGTTACCGGTGCTAGACAAAATAGATTGTTGCTAAATGGTTTTACTGTTTATGACTGGAATGGTACACTCGATGCTCAAGGTTTCATACTAAACCAAGATAATATCAAAGAGTGGGAACCAAATGTTGCCTACACCAAAGGCCAAATTGTAGAATACAAGAACTCTTATTGGAGTGCTACCACAATACTTCCGCCTAGTGCTACATTTGTGTTTACAGATTGGATTAAGAGCGATTATAATAGAATACAAAAAGGCCTACTTCCAAACTTGGCAACCAAAGCAGACGAACTTCAAGACAATTACAATATACACACTGCTAACCTAGAAGGTGATAGCACTTTACTTGGACTTGGTTTAATAGGTTTCCGTCCACGTCAGTATATGCAGAATCTAAATTTAGATGATATTTCGCAAGCAGGACTATATTCTAGTTTCTTAGGCACAAAAGGAACAATTACTGCGGCAGAGACATTTACAAGTGCTAACCTTGGTAAAGAGACAGCAGAATATGATATATTTGAAAACTGGGCAATACAAAGAGGATTGTACGGTGCTAATGCAAATAGAAGTTACTTTGAATTACAACTCGACGAAAGCAAGTTATTAAGCAATCCAAGTACTATTGCAGTTGTAAATCCGCAACAGGTTAGTCAAGCACAACAAACAGTTTTGGTTGACAATATATATAAACAAAGTTATAATATAATAAACAATAATATTCTTCCTACAATAGGTAGTATACCAGAAGATGTTGGATTACCAATTGCTGGATATGTGAACTATGATGATGTAAGTTTAAAAGTTTTTGATTATGACGACTTAACTAATGTTGTTAATGATCTTGACAACATCGTTGTTGGAACTAATATTTGGGTTGCTAAAGCAAACAGTTATGATTGGAATATTTACAGAGTTAATCTTGTAAACTCAACACTAACCACAGTAATTGATAATCTTAACGAAACATCTACATTTACATTCAATGTGCCGCACGGATTGGTGGTTGGACAAAGATTAATAATCAAATTTTTCAATGCAGACGTTGATGGCGCCTATATTGTACAGACTGTACCTGGGTTGAAAACACTTACAGTGAATCTTAGTTTACCCGAAGGTATAACAACAATAACAAATGGTGATGGAAGATGTTTCACACTTGAAAGTGTAAGAGTTGCACAACCAAGTGATATACCAGGATTGAGTTTTTCAACCAGTTTAACGACAGGTAATCAAGTTTGGGTCGATGACAATGGTGCAGGCAATTGGCAAGTATTAGAAAAACAAAATCCTTTTGGAACTGCCACTGAAATACAAGCAACATTACCAATTATCAACGATCTATTTGGTACAACAATTGCACAAGGTATGAACAATCAGGGATTACTAGTAGGTGCAACAGGATATGCAAGTGCAATTGGTGGAGTATATGCTTTTAACAAAAATGACACTGGCATATATTTAGAAAAAACAGTTCTATCACCAGATGCATCTTTATCATTTTTGGGATTTGGATTTAGTTCTGACGCAGGAAACACAGAATGGGCGATTGTTGGTGCACCAGCATCTGACTCCAATAAAGGTTATGCAACTGCAATCAATAGAACTGCATCAGACGGAAGTTTTGCACTTTATCAAAATTTTAACACAGGAACAAACGACGCAGACAAGTTTGGTTATAGTGTAGCAGTAAGCGCCGATGAGCGTTGGATGTACGTAAGTGCTCCGGCAGATAATAAAGTTTATGCTTACAACAAAGTAAACGTACAAGAACAACGATTGGACTTTATAGGTAGCGGTACAAATAGTGATTTTGTTATACAACCAACAATACAAGTTTCAGCAAGTGTTGCAACTGCTCAAACACAAATTGCAGTCACTAGGAATAATGTAGCTCAAACTGCTGGATCAGATTATACTGTATCACTATCTGCAGGCTTGCAACAGGTAAACTTTACCACACCACCAAATGAAAATGACGATATCGTTATAGTTCGCAGACTGAGTCAAACCTACTTCCCTACTATATCAACAACCAACTTTAGTTTTAGCACACTATTTACTGCTAGTGACATATATTCAATGACTGTAATCGTCGACGGTAAACTATTGCGTCCATTTTTTGATTATTCTGTAGTAGGAACTAATATTGTGTTGACTTCCGCTATTAGCACTGGTTCACTTACTATAAATGCAAAGACACATTGGGATTTTGTAAACACATTTACTGCAACTGGACTTGGAGTAACAGATCAATTTGGTTATGATATTTCAACCACAACAGACGGTAGACAAATACTAGTAGGTACTCCAGATGCAACGATTGGCACAAATGCTTTGGCTGGTGAAAGTTATATCATTGATAGAAGCGTTGAAAGATTTCAAGTATCAAATGCCACAACTGTTGCATACACAACCAGTGTTACACCGACTACACCAGTATCAGTTACACTAAACGGCACATACCTTATTCCAACTGGTAATGCAAACAATGCTCAGTTTAGTGTTGCAGGAAGCGTAATTACAATTGGAACAACGCTAAATCCAGTTTCACTTACAGTAGGTGATATAATTGAAGTAGAAACGAATAGTTTCTCTACATTACAAAGATTTAACAGTGTTTTAAATGGCGGAAACTACTTCTTTGGTAGAGCAGTAGATATGTGTTCAACAAACTGTAGTGCATATATTGCGATGCCCAACGATAGTGTTGTACAAACTGAAGCAGGAAGTGTTGAGCGTTGGATTAATCAAAGTAGACTGTTTGGAACAATCACTGGAACTGTAACCAATCCAGTTTTAACTGCAACAGATAGTATTAGAATTAACAATTATTACGTGACACTCACTGGAACCACTGTTGCAAGTTTAGTTACAGATATTACAACTGCTAATATACCAAATATTACTGCCTTTAGCGTAAGCGGAGCGTTACAACTTACGCTTGTTGATGTTTCAGCAGGTGAACAATTTATTAAATTACAGGTAGCACCAGGAACAGGTACTGCGTTTGCAGATCTTGGATTAACACCTTGGATATATTCTCAAACAATTACTGCACCAAGTCCACAAACATATGCACATTTTGGAACAAGTTTAAATATTAGCGATGATGCAAATACGCTAGTCATAGGTTCTCCTGATGCAACTGCTTTTTTGCCAACAACTTTTGATACCAGCACAACAAACTTTGATTCAGGTTCAACAAATTTATTAGATCCATTAGAAGAGTCGGGTGTAGCATTTACGTATGATTACCTTAATGCAGCAAATGCAAGTGCAACCAATACAGGAAAATTTGTTTACGGACAACAGATTTTTGATACAACATTAACCAGTTTAGATAAATTTGGATCATCAGTATCCTACGTTGGTGGTGTACTACTTGTTGGTGCTCCAAATGATGATCTTAATGATAGTTCAGGCGACTTTGGTAGAGTAATACAATTAGTAAATGCAAACGAAGAAGCAAGTTGGAAAGCCAAGTACACCGAAACTCCAGTTGTTAATGCAGCCTTACTGAATAGTGTATTCACATACAACAAACTTAGTAATACAGTAACTTCTTACTTGGATTTTATTGATCCAATACAAGGAAAAATACTAGGGGCAGCACGTGCAAACATTGACTACCAAGGCGGACTTGATCCTGCTGCGTACAATACAGGTACTGTAAACAATTACGGATCACAATGGCGAGACGAGCATCTTGGTGAAATTTGGTGGAACTTATCAACAGTTAGATTTATAAATTATAATCAAGACGACATTGCTTTTAGATCAAGACGCTGGGGACAATTATTTGATGGATCAAGTGTTGACATTTATCAATGGATAGAAAGCACTGTAACCCCTGCAAATTATGCAGGAGAAGGCACTGTCTTTAGCACAACAAGTTATACTACAACAACCTCTCTTGACAGTGCTGGCACATTTGTAACTACCTATTACTACTGGGTCAAAGGACTTACTGCGGTAAGTCCAAATAAAACACTTAGTTCTAGTGGAATTACCCAATATATAAACAATCCAAGAAGCAGTGGCATAAGTTATTGTGCCGCAATTGCACCTAATGAGATTACACTTTACAATTCTAAAGATTTGATCAGTGCCACTGATACAATATTGCATATAGAATTTGATAAAATTGAAAATGATGATAATGTTCATAGTGAATATGATCTGATCACTGTTGGTGATGCAAACAGTTTCCTTGGAACACAACTTTATAGAAAATTCCTTGATAGTTTTTGTGGCGCAGATACAATCGGTAACCTAGTTCCTGATGTAACCTTGAGTACAGCAGACAGCTATGGTGTAAGTTTTCGTCCAAGACAAAGTTTATTTACTAACAGATATCTTGCATTGCAAAACTATCTGATTCGTGCAAATAATATTATGAAATTGTACACTTTATCAGAAAGTAAAAGTTTTGCTTTGTTAAACAGTGAAGAGCCAGAGCCAACTACTGCCAGTGGAGCATGGGATAAAAGACTACTAACATATGCCGAACTAACATATCAAGATCTAAGACAGGTACCAGTAGGTTATAAGTATTTGGTTGCAAGTGATGTGAACAACGAAGGTTTATGGACAATTTATACTGTAGAAGCAAGCGAAACACTATTACTTTCAAGGGTACAAACGTACAAAACCGATCTATATTGGAGCTATGTGGACTGGAACGGTGTAAACGCGGACGGTTCTATATATAGCAGTGCAAATTCTTCATCATATGAAGTAACAGTGTATAGTGATTTACTAGCATTATCTAATGTGATTAATGGCGAATGGGCCACAGTAAAAGCAAACAGTAATGGCAAACAAGAAGTATATCAGTATAGCACAGTTACCACTGAGTGGACAAGAGTTTTCTTAGAAGATGGAACAATAGCAATAGACAGTACAATATGGGATTACTCAGTTGGTAACTTTGGTTTTGATGTTGAAGTATTTGACGCACAAAGATTTGATCAAGCACCAGTAACTGAAACTAGACAGATATTAGAAGCACTCAATACACAGATATTTACAAACGAACTCCAATTTCGCAGGAACGAATTATTAATACTGGCATTTGAATTTATAATGAGTGAGCAACCTGCTCCAGATTGGTTATTTAAAACCAGTTTAATAGATGTAAACCACAAAATACGAGACTTGATTGAGTACCCTATTTTTAAGCGAGATAATCAAGACTTTGTTAGTGAATACATCAAAGAAGTAAAGCCTTACCATGTCCAGATAAGAGAGTTCAACCTACGTTACGAAGGAGAAGACACATATAATGGTAGTGTGACAGATTTTGATTTGCCAGCCTACTATGACAGTCTCAGAAAACAATTTGTTTCACCTATTCTTGATGATAGTGCAAATCCAAAATCATTAAGTGCAGTACCCAGTACAGATCCTATATGGCAAACCTTTCCGTGGAGCCAATGGTATCAAAACTATAAGTTAACAATCAGTAGTGTTACTATAGTTAACGGTGGTACAGGTTACAGTATTGCACCACAAGTGGTTGTTACTGGAGATGCAATTACACAAGCAACTATGTCTGCTACGGTTAACACTGCCGGAATTGTAACAGGCATAACTTTATTATCGCCTGGTAGCGGATATATAACTACACCAACTATAACTATCTCAGGTGGCAACGGCTCAGATGCCACCGCTGTTGCAGTCTTAGAAACACAAAAAGTTCGTGACTTTACAACTACAATTGCTTATAACAGGATTACATATTCAAGTCAAGTTATAGATTGGACTGCTAATACAGCTTTTACTGCTAGCCAATTAGTAAGGTTTCCAGTACCAACTGTTGGTATTGTAAATGTTGCACTGCCAAAGGTTTACAAGGTAATTGCTAATTTTACATCAGGAAACAGTTTTGATCCAGAAAAGTATACTATTGTCGATGCAAGTACACTTGATGCAGCTGACAGAACAATGGGTCTATATAATCCTGGACCAAACGAGCCAGGACGTGAATTAGCACAGGTAATGACAGGAATTGATTATCCAGGTGTACAAGTTGATGCTCCAGACTTTGATCAAAACACAGGTTTTGATATTGGCAACTATGATATCAATCGATTTGATAATATCAGTTTTGGTCCAGAAGGATTACCAACATACGATCCAGAGATACTTGATGTGATATACGAAAGTGCATTTACAGATACGTATTTAGGTACAAGATCTACAGATATTAACGTTGAAGGTGGTGCATTCATTGACACATATAGTTCACATGCTCCTGAAGAATTGGTTCCGGGCAGTGAATTTGACACACTGGATCTAAAGGTTTTTACTCGTCCCGGAAGTGACTGGGCTAATGACGGACATGGTTTTGAAATTTCAAGTATCAGTGATGTGTTTACTGCAACAGGCATAAGCATAGTGTTTAATAATCTAATTGAACATCCAGTTGAAGTAATTGTGATTAATTCAACTACAAGACGAGTGTTGCCACCAACTGCTTATACTATTAACTGGGTAGACAAGAAAGTTATAGTAAGCACAGATGCTGACGCCAGCATAGGCGACACTATCAGCGTCGAAGTCTACGGACTAGGTGGCGGATCACAACTTTTCAAAGAAAGTTTTGTTGGCGATAATATTACAAATAGTACACAAGATATCAACGTAGCATTTAGTGAAATAAATGAAATAGTAATTTTTATAAATGGTGCACTTTCCACTGCGTATACATTTGCTGCAAATGGAAGTTATGCAACAACTATTACTTTTGATACACAACCAACAAACACGCAGACGGTTACTATTGTAGCACTAGGAGCAACCACACCTATACAGTATAGTTGGAGCACAAGTGTTGCAGAATATTTTAACTATGATGGTAGTACGGCAATATATCCTCTTACCAATAGTTTACAAGGTACAAACATTGCTAACATGATAGTTGATAGAGCTGGTTTTAGACTACGTCCGCCAGAAGGTATAGAATATACAGGCGATGGATCAAGCCTTGGTCCTTACTATTTGAGCACAACTGCTAAAACCAATCAAGCATTGATAAGCACTGCTGACCTACTAGTTTACGTTGATAATGTAAAACAGAATGTTTCGGTAAATTGGACTTTAAGTCCATATGATGGAAGCAGTGATAGATATGTGGAGTTTAATACACAGTCTTTACCAGCAGCTGGTTCACAAATACAAATCTTTACCACAACTGATTCGGACTACACCATAGTTAACGCTAGTGATATAAATTTAAGAGTTAGTGCAGTATTTGATGCATTATTTGATGTTACCACATTTAATGATACCAGCCAACAAAATATTATGACAAAGGTTTACGTTGGCCCAACAACCCAAGGTATCACAACAGGAGTAGCATATGACGAAGATGCATACGATGCAAGTGAGTTTGACAAGACAGTTGGTTCAACCATTGACACAAACAACTTTGCCTTAGGGAGACAGGTTACTGCAAACGCTAGATTAATTGTTACGCTTAACGGCGAATATCTCCGACCATCAATTGATTTTACAGTGACAACTAGTAGTCAACTTAGCACTCTTAGACTTAATTTAAGTATTCTAAATGACGCTGATGTACTAGTAGTAACAATGTTTACTAATAGTGTGGTACCAAACAGTTTAAATTTTAGACTATTCCAAGACATGTTAGGTAACCAAAAGTTATTGAAACTTAATACAACAAATACTACAAAATTATCAGTTGATGTAGCAGTAAATGATGATACAATATATGTAGCTGATGTATCCAAACTCAGTGAGCCAAATCTAGAACAAGGAATATTTGGACAGATCATAATTGGTGGCGAACGTATTACGTATAGAAATAGAAATTTAGGCGCTAATTCAGTAAGCGGATTACGCAGAGGTACTGCAGGAACAGGAGTTTACACCCACTCCACCGACGATACAGTCTCTGACGTAGGAGCAGGTGAGCAGCTACCGACTACATACCAACAAGCAACCGCAACCGATTCTACAGTAGGTGATGGGGTTACAAAAATTTATACTACAACAATAACTATACCAACGCTTTTAGATAGTACAGAACTTGCAGACGCAATAACAGTTACAGTAGGTGGAACAGTGCTTGTACCTGATACTGATTATACTATTACTGAATCATCGTTAACTAGTACAGAAATAACATTCACAACTGCTCCTGCATCTGGAAGTACAATTACATTTAGTCAGATTACTGCTACTGTGATGTATGCACAAGGAACTAATACTGCTAGTAATGGAATTGCATTGCAAGACCAAACTACACGAGCAGCGTTGTTTTTAAAATCCTAGGTAGAAGAATAAGGTAAATACAGCATGGAACAAGAAAACGCAAATGAGGATTTAGTGACAGAGTCAGAAGAAGTACGTCCTAATGAAAACGGACAAATTGCTATCAGTGGTCATATCAAAATATTTGATCCTAACAGCGGAGAAGTTATTGTTGACAAACGCAACGCTATACACTATGAAAACATAAGTGAATCATTGGCAAACAGTCTTGCTAACAAAGCAGTAGGACAAATTTACAGCATGGCATTTGGCAATGGCGGTAGCAGTGTAGATCCAACAGGTGTTATTACATATCTTCCACCAAATACAACTGGTCAAAATGCCAACTTGTACAACCCAACATACTCAAAAGTAGTTGATGATAACAGTTCAGCCAACACTGATACAACTAGAAACAAACTTACTGTGACACACACTGGTGGAAAAGTTTATAGTGATATACTAGTAAGTTGTTTGTTAGACTATGGAGAGCCAAGTGGTCAACAAGCATTTGACAATTCAACTGACTTTAACGGTGATTATGTCTTTGATGAACTAGGTTTAAAAACCTGGAATGGAAGTGCAACTGATTTGAGATTGATAACACATGTAATCTTCCATCCAGTGCAGAAGAGTTTAAACAGACAGATACAGATTGATTATACTGTGCGTATACAGACGTTAACCAATCTAAGTTCTACATAAATAGTGGTATATTATTTAGATAATAAATACACTTGTAAAAACGGAGTAAAATAAAATGGCATATACCATTAACCTAACAGATGGTACAATATTTGCAGTAGTTGCAGATGGTACTATTAATACAGATTCAAGTCAAACGCTAGTTGGAAAAAACTACGCTGG